CTTGATGTTACTGGTCTTGCTTTAAACATTGTGGCCCAGACTAGCGCTTTTGCCGCTCAAAGCTCTTTCAACTCGCAAAGTACAATGGAAAGCCAAAGCTCTTTTACCAGCTCGGAATCGGTGGATATGTCTTTTAACTATGGCGGCGTAGGCATTGTAAGCACCACTCAAAGCAACTTTGCCGTTGATACCTTAGACATTAAATCTGAGCTACTACAGGTAACAGAACAAGCTGCCTCTACTGCGGTTGCTGAAATAGATGCGGTTTACGGTGACACAAGTAATGTACAGCTTGCCATGCAAGAAGTAAGACGAGAAGAAGTGCAGCAGCAGGGAGCGCAGCAAGAACAACAAGAACAACAGCAGCAACAACAGCAACAGGTTATCCAGCAGGTAGATACGGGCTTTTTTGATGTTCAGACCACAGAACAAGAGGTTATTACGCAAACATCAAGCATTCAGGTTAATGAAGCCGAGGAGTCCGAAGAGCTAGAAGCTACGCAGGATTTAGGCGATTCAGCCCAACAGATGCAATTTGAGCAAGACTTTAATGATGCGTTAGGCGCAGGTCAGAGTGTCGGGCAGTTCCTAAGCCAACAGGCTCCAGACTTTGGGCAATTTGATGTTGCTCCTCCTAGTGTAGAAGAGCAGCAGACTGTTCGTAGGGCTGAGAACGCTATACAAAGCATGACCAGCGCAGAGATTGAGCAAGCTCAAGATTCACAGCTAGAGGGGATGCAGGACTCTGGAGGCTTTGACGATCAGTCTTTAACCATTCTTCTGATGGGTAGAGTTGAAGGTGTAGAAGCGTACAATATAGACCTTATAGATCAACAGCAGTGGTATCAATCCAGAGAAATATACGGGGGCAATGCGCCTGTAGACGGAAATGTAAGAGCTTTGCAAGGACAGGGCGCACAGAGGTTCCAAGATTTAGTGGGGCAGCAATATGACTGAAAAAACAGAATTGGAGTTTGGCGGAGCCACTATTACAGGTGGGAAAATACTGCTATTAGTGCCGCTTTTAGGGGCTATTGGTGGGTCTATGTGGGGTGGTTTTGAGGTATACCAACGATTGATTGATGCTGAAACCGCTATTACTGAGTACGTTAGCCCTGACTTTAGTGGCTACGATGAGGCTTTAGCAGTCCTAGAATCAAGACTTACGGATCAGTCGCGCATCCTTGATACGGTAGAAGACTCTTTACGAAATGAAACTGATGCCATGCAAACCCAAAACCAACGTATGTTAGCAAACATTAATGACCAGATAGATACAATTGAAAGCGATGTGAGGCAGTCTGAGAGCATTGCAAGAACGGCAGAAGATACGGTGGCAGATACTACTAGAGAGCTTAGGGATGATGTGTATGCCTTAGAAGAGCGGGTTAATGATACTCTTAGAGATGTAGACCTAGAGTTAAGAGAAATACGAGACGATCTGGAAAGTAGAATCCAACAGATGTTAGATAACCCCCTTAACGATAACGAGTAATTATGGATTATCAGGTCATGTTTAATATAGCTATTATCCTTATTTCTTTTTTTGGCGGGTGGATGGTTAATCGCGTTTTTGCACTTCTTGACAAATTAGACGAAGATATGAAATTAGTGCCGGAAAAATACGTTGCTAAAGATGATTACCGTGTAGATATTCGAGAAATTAAAGACATGTTAGGTGCGATCTTCAAAAGACTAGAAAACAAGGCCGATAAATGAAACTAGACCCTGTATTACTCAATATGGCTTGTTCGTGGGCCATGAAAGCCTATAAAGATGAAAATCCAAAAGCTGCCAAAATCGAGAGTAGATTCACTTCTACCACTGTTTATGTCGCTAAACGAAAAACCATAGATATTATTGCCTTTAGAGGCACACAACAGGGCAGAGATTGGCTAACTGATGCAATGGTAATACCTGTACCGTATGCTGGAAGGCTCTGTCATGGTGGTTTTGCCCTGGCACACAAATCAGTCTGGAAAAAAGTAGTCAAGATGATTGACTGGAAGAAGCGAACTTTAATTTGTGGGCACAGTCTTGGTGGTGCTTTAGCAGAGCTAAGTGCAGCTAAAATCTGGAAGAAGCATCCGAATGTTAATCTTATTACCTTTGGCAAGCCAAACGTTTTTTTTAAAGGTTTTAAACGCCCTATGCAATTAGACAAACAAATCTCCTGTGTACAGGGAAGTGATATGGTGGCCCGAATCCCGCGTCTTTGTTACGGGCCTTCTAAATCTCAGACAATGTTATACTTTGCCAACAGTGGAATGGACTATATAGACCCTGAAAAAGCACTAAGAAAAACAGACAGAAAGGGCGGGGCTATAGCAGAACGTATTACAGACCACATGATGGATGGTTATGAAGAGCGTTTAAATATGTTTCTTGCATTACAGGATGAAATGCCTAATGAAGATGAATTAGAAGAATTGGAGAAAATGGCCGATGAGGTGGAAATTAATTAGTTTAATAGTCGTTTTTATGTTGGGCGGTTGTACTGTTTCAGAAGAAATGATTGCCAACAAAGAACTCTATTGCTCTGGAGTCTATAAAGGTATCAGAGCTGTAGGGCGCGTAGCTACTGAAGTTACAACTGGTATAGCGGTTCCAGACGTTTGCGATACTATTGACGAAATTGTCGAGGAGGAAGAGGCTGAAGCAACTGACAAAAGTGGTTAGTAATGTGGAAGCGCTCATAAAGTTATGGTTAATCTTTTATGAAACTTAAAGGGATTCTGGGAGCGTTAGCCCCCACACTGCTTAAAACGGTAGCTAGTAGTAATCCTATTGCGGGAATGGCAATCAAAATAGCTGCTAAAAAGCTAGGAATGCCAGAAACATCTAGCATCGAGCAGATCGAAGAAGTTATAGAAAGAGAACCAGAAAAAGCAGAAATCTTGCAGGACGCAGAATTAGAGATAAAAAAGCTCACTGCGAATATCGAGGGGTTCAGGCTTGAGACTGAAGACAGGCAAGACGCAAGGGCTAAGTTCGCCAAAGACCCTACGCCTAAAGTCATTGCAGTTATGGCAATGCTTGGGTTCTTGGCGTATATATTTATGGTTACGCTCCAGGCACCGGAAAGTAATGATGATGCCATTGTCAATCTTGTTCTTGGTTATCTTGGGGGGCTTGTTAGCGGTATTGCCAGTTTCTACTTCGGAAGCAGTCATAATGGAGATTAAGGGAATGGAAAAGCTTATAGAACAATTAAAACGGCATGAAGGCGTAAGAACACATGCTTACAAAGACCAGTTCGGCACGGTTCACATTGGTGCAGGGCGTAATATTTCAGACGGCCCTCACAAAGGACTAGGTTTAAGCATAGCAGAAATAGATTTTATGTTAAGTAATGATATTGTTAGAACTATTAAAGAGTTAAGTGCAGAGTACGCTTGGTTTAACGACTTGGAAGATGGGGCTAGGCGGGACGGAATTATTAATATGCACTTTAACTTGGGACGCCTTCGTTTTTCTAAATTTGCTAAAGCACTTGCTCATATGGAAAAAGGTAGTTATGACGCAGCAGCTACTGAATTTTTGGACAGTTTGTGGGCACGGCAAGTAAAAGGCCGCAGCCTGGAAGTAACAGACATGATTAAAACTAACGAGTATGTAGGGTAACCATGCCGGTTAAAAAATTACAGTTTAAAGCGGGAGTGAATAGGGAGTCTACCCGTTATGCTGCCGAAGGCCAGTGGTATGAAGCTGAAAAAGTGCGATTCAGACGGGGACTACCTCAAAAAATAGGGGGCTGGGAGCAACTTTCTGCTAGTACATTTTTAGGCATATCTCGTTCTCTCCATAACTGGGCAACATTAGGCTTACAGAATCTTGTTTCTGTAGGTACACACCTTAAGTATTACCTAGAAAAAGGTGGCGCGTACTATGATATTACCCCTATTAGAGAAACTACATCTGCTGGCGATGTTACCTTTGCGGCTGTAAACGGGGACGCTACTATAACTGTTTCTGATACATCAAACGGTTCTATTCAGAATGATTTTGTAACTTTTTCAGGTGCGGCTTCTTTAGGAGGTAATATTACTGCGGCGGTGCTTAATCAGGAGTATCAGATAGCTACGCGCCTAAACGATAATTCCTACACTATAGAAGCTAAAGATACTTCCGGTTCTACAGTTACAGCAAATGCTTCTGATAGCGGTAATGGAGGAGGAAGCACTGTAGGTGCTTATCAAATAAATACAGGTAATGAAATTGAAGTGCCGTTTACTGGGTGGGGTGCTGGTACATGGAGTCAAAGTACATGGGGTAACGGGGGAACTACTCAGGCAGGGATGCGGTTATGGAGCCAATCAAATTTTGGTGAAGATTTATTCTTTTTGCATAGAAATGGAGCTTTATATTACTGGGACGCAAGCGGTGGTATAGCTACTAGAGGGGTGTTAGTAAGTTCTTTAGGAGGTGCGGCACAGGTTCCTACAGTGGCTAATATAGCTTTTGTTTCTGATATTTTCAGGTTTGCATTTTGTTTTGGGGCCAATGCTGTGGGCAGTTCTACACTTGATCCTATGCTCATCCGGTGGTCTGACCAAGAAGATATAAGCGACTGGAACCCTACAGCTATTAATCAGTCCGGTAGTTTAAGTTTATCTGAGGGTACTGAAATAATACAAGCTATCCAAGCCCGACAAGAAATTCTAATTTGGACTGATGCGGCTTTATATGGACTTCAGTATTTGGGTGCGCCGGAGGTATGGGGTGCAACTTTACTAGGTTCTAATATTACAACCGCTAGTTCTAATTCAGCCGTTTATTCTAATAATGTTGCCTATTGGATGGGTAAAAATAAATTTTATTTTTATGATGGCACTGTTAAAACATTGCCTTGTGAAGTGCGTAGTTATGTATTTGACGATTTTAACATAGAACAGTATGACCAGATCGTTTGTGGTTCTAATGAAGAATTTGATGAAATATGGTGGTTTTATTGTTCTAACGGGGTTACTCAAAATGACCGTTATGTGGTCTATAATTATGTAGAAAATATCTGGTATTACGGTAGTTTAGCTAGATCAGCATGGCTTGATTCTGATTTACGTGTGCATCCGTTAGCAGCTACTTTTAGTAACAAGTTAGTGAGCCATGAAAAAGGAGTAGACAATAACGAAACAGGCACTCCAGCAGCTATTACTGCTAGCATTACTTCTACTCAGTTTGATCTGGATGACGGTGATCGGTTTATGTTGGTAAACCGGATGTTGCCCGATATGACTTTTGACGGGTCTACGGCAGCCTCTCCAGCCGCTACTTTAACTTTAAACCCTTTAGAAAACTCTGGTTCCGGGCGATATAATCCTGCTTCTGCGGGGGGAAATAGTAGCGCTACTGTTACTAGAACAGCTACAACACCTATAGAGGCATACACTGGGGAAGTTTTTATTCGTGTGCGGGGGCGGCAAATGTCGTTTAAAATTGAATCTACAGCTACAGGAGTAACGTGGAAGCTGGGCGCACCTAGAATGGATATGCGTCCTGACGGCAGGAGGGGATAATGCCTAATGACCTTATAAACAAGGTTACTAATTCAGCATTGCCTATACCCCCAAAAGGAACAGCTTTAAGTGGGTATCTTGATGACCTGAATAATATATTGCGTTTGTTTTTCAACGGGTTATCAAATACGGTAAACTTGTTGACCGGGGATTACGGAGGCAGGTTTTTAAGTGTTCCTAATGGAAAATTTTATTCCACAGTAGATCAAACCGCAGGGTCCACGGGCACTGCATACGCAATACAGTTTGAAAACACGTATCTTGGCGAAGCCATGAGCGTAGCGTCTAATACCCAAATAACCCCAACCTACTCAGGGGTTTACAATTTTGAAGTGTCAGCTCAATTAACTAGCACTTCCGCCGGTGCCAAAACCGTTGATATTTGGGTAAAAAGAAGTGGTACAGATGTAACAAATACTGCTAAACAGCATGTCTTATCAGGCTCAGGCAGTATTGATGCGTTTAACTACAATTTTACAATTGATGTACAAATAGGGCAGTACATAGAAATTATGTGGGCAACTACTGATACTAATGTAAGTCTTAATCATCAGGCGGCATCCAGCCCTCGCCCTGTCATACCTTCTGCTATTGCCAGTGTATTTTTAATTTCAGCACTACCGGGGACTTTACCTTAGATGCCTGTAGGTGACACTAACATTGCATACGATCAACCTAAAGGGCCGCAACCAGATATATTGGGGGACAAATATACTGGAGGCACTTTAGGCTACTCTGGATTGATCCGAAGCATCCCTCATACGGGGACGATGGGCAGTCCTAAGTCACAAGCAACCCTAAACAATATAATCATGGAAGCTGTAGAAGGGATGTCTTCCATTGCTGACTGGACTGCACAAGAAAGTTGGGAGTTTGAACAACGTGTTAATACCAGACTTTTAGCAGCGGCAGCGGCTGACCCAGAAGATACAGAATTACAAACAGTTGCACAAAATATACAACGCGATAGAAATTTATTTCAAATATACAGAGACAAACTACAAGAAGTAGAAAATTTAAAAGCACAAGCTTTAGAAGCTGCTATTGCTGAAGACTGGGATACACATGCAAGTATAAGAGGGGCTGAAAATGCCGCTGAAAAAATACTTAAAGATATGACGCATTTTCCTGATGGAACACTTAGACCAGATAATACTTTTATGCGTGTAGGTGGCGTAGGTTATGAGAACTGGGGCGTAGAACGTGCTTCTATTTTGTACAACCCTGATGATCTTTCGGCTTTTGATAAAGATTTTGAAAAAGTCTATGGTGATCCTTCACTTTATGACCAGGCAGCAAAGGGGCTTATATTTGGGCCAATGGGGGTGCAATATAATTTTATTTTAGATGGAGACCTTCCCGGCGACCCCGCTGTTAAAGTAGGTGAGGTAGACGATAAAGGGCAAGGAACAGATATAGGAGTAACAAGTGGTTCAGGGGCGCTTGATAGCATATTAAGAAAAATTCTGGGTCAAGACCACGGGGGTTGGGTATACGCTGCTATAGAAGGTGGGATTGCAGGACTAGAAAAAGCTACTGGACTACCTGTAACAGTATTAGTAGATATTCTTAATAATACAGTAGGAAAAGGACGACAGGTTGTACAAGAAAAAATATTAGATGCTGTTGAAGCAGCGGGAAAGGTACTTACAGGCGGTGAAAGCGGTACAGCTACTGCGGGAGGAACCGGTACTGGAAGAGGGGCAGCAGAAGCAACCGCAGCAGCAACTTCAGCTAGTACAGCAGGGAAAAAAAGCAAAAAAGATTGGCAAAAAACAGTTACTGCTATATTAGGTGGCATCGGTGCAGCGGCTGCTGTTTCTGGTTGGTTTAAAGATGATGATGACGATGATAACAAGGTAGTTACTACTGGTGATGAGGATGCTAACAAGGTAGTTACTACTGGTGGTGATGGCGATACCACTACCACTGATCCAATAACCGGAACCCTTAGTTTAGATAAACCTTCTGTAGAAGGTACTTTAGCGCCAGAAGGATACGGAAGCCTAGATGCTTTAGATTCTATACTTGGAGGCACAGGCAGTGCAAACGTAGCCGGAGGTACAGGAAGTGAAGATATATTTGGAGGTTCAGGCGCAGTTGATGTAGCCGGAGGTACAGGAAGTGCAGATATATTTGGAGG